GAACTACATTTGATTCAAGATGTGCTTTCGAAAGATATCCAAAAATGCCCATCGAAGTGATCAGCATCAACAATACGATTGCAATACTGAAATAATATCGCATCAATCGTATTGTTGAATTCCAATTATTGTACAACCAAGATACTGTAACTAATTTTGAAAGTTCTAAAACAGAACCCATTATAACTATGGGCCAAAAAGAACCTGGGAATATTTGAGCTAAACCTATCACCGAATAAAAACCTGCGATTGCTGATAATGCAATCGCAGTTAAAAGTGGTAGATAAACTTGTATCATTGAAAGAAACTTTCTAATGTATTTTGTTTTTCAACTTCCCAGCCAATACATTTCAAAATAACTTTAATGGGTTCGATAAAAGATTTTTCGAACTGCGTATCATAGTCAATATATACCGACAAATCAAATTCTTTAGGCAAACGACTTGGGAAAGAAATAACATCTTCTTTGAACGGATTGGGCGTTTTTAGATACGTGAACTTCAGTTTTTCGCCCTCTTGTACTAGAGGATATTTATTCGTCAAATTCATCTCTTTCAGAAAATGATTGTAGATGATTGCACCTCGAACATGGATCGGAGTACCTTTCTTATACAAAGTTACCGAATCTGAATAGTCTCTCAGTCCATTGATGCCTCGTGGAAAAGAAATGTCTTCTACTGGCAAAGACTTAAAAGTTTCTTTATATTCTTGAATGAACTTTTGAACAGTTTCTTCGTCGGCTTTCAGAATCAAAGAAACAGTTTCTTTCATCTTTTCACGAATCACATAAGGTGTTGACGATTTGACAATCTCAAGACCCATGACTTTCATTTCTGGAATTTCGTAATGCACACCTTCAGAATTATGCACGTTCAGAACATATCGTTTCTTCGCAGTCCAGAAACCTTTGTCAGCCAAGACCTCACGTTTCATCTGCATCTTTTGACCATATGCATGGACATAATCAGAAAGTTCTTCGTAAGATTTATCGATATATGGCTGAAGTTTGTCTTCACAAATTTTGTCCATGATCTTGATCGTAGATTTTGTATCTTGATTACTACAAAACTTTTTAATCAGAGGACCCATGTTCAAATAAATGGAATCTGTATCAGAAGCGATCACATAATCTTTTTCTGTCTTCAGAATTTCATTCATATATTTGTTAATCTTATTTTCAATCCAACGAATCGATAATTGACCAGCAAGAGTAACTGCAAGTGCTTGACGAAGATCATAGAAACGGAAATACTGCGAACCCATCGCACCATAAGCAGAGTTTAGAGAAACTTTTTTCGCAAGTTGCAGATTGTTATAACGTGCAACAAGTTTTTCAATCTCATACTTTTTTCGAGGATCTTTTTCATCAAGATAATCTTGCTTTGCTTTCAACATCATCTTTTTGAATTTCTTTCGATCTTCGTACATTTCTTCCATCATCTTGGGTAAGAAACCTTGAATGTTTGTTCGAAAGAACTGACCGTTCGGAGTAAGAGTCACCTGAAGATTTTTCAGAATCTTCGTATCTACTTTTTTATGCAATAGATTTTCAACATTCGTTTCACTTGACATGGTTCTCATTTCAGAAGTATAGTCGTTGGGTTCGACCAATGTTTCTGGAGAGATATTATATTGCATCATCAAGTGTGGATACAGACTGTTCAAATCGAATGATGCGACCCAATCGTGCATTCCAACTTGAGGATCTTTGACATACGCACCTTCAAACGCAGAATCTTTTCTGCTCACAACTCGCGGCGGCACAATGATTTTCTTGCCGAGAAGATAAGAATAGATCAGAGAATCCCACATACGAGTTTGTGCAAATACATCTTCGAAATTGCACTTAGTATCGTATGCAAGAGTCAAAGCGAGTTCAATAAGTTTCAACTTTTCTTCAAGTTGAAAAATCAGATCAACGTCTTTAATGTTGTACTCAATAAACTTTTGAAAATTAAGTTTATAAAGTTGATGTAGATTGTCGTACTCGGAATAATCAAGTTTCTTCTGATCAAGTTCTACGAATGCAATGTGATCTAGACGATAAGATTCTTGCGACTTACCACCAGGAGCATACCATCGATACAGTTCGATATAATCAATTGCAGAAACACCATAGATTGTATACGTCTTCTTTTGCTGACCTTTGAAGACGTAGGTTCTTTCCCAGATATTATTCCACGGAGAAAGCTTTTTGGCTTCTTCTTCGCCAAGAATTCGATTGAATCGATTGACAAGATACGGAATATCAAAGCCATCGATATTCCAACCAGAAATAACGTCTGGACAATCATCTTGCCAATCTTCAATGAATCTTTTGCAAAGAGTCCACTCGTCTTTGCACATAGTATAAGTTACGTTATCGTCATAATTATTGTATGCACCGCAGCCATAGACTTTGGTTTTGCCATTCAGATAACGTACTGAAATTGCAGTAATGGGTTCTTCTGCTTTGTAGGGATCTGGAAAGCCATTCTCTGAACCAACCTCGATATCGATTACAGCAATCGAAATATCATTAATGTCCCAATCAATCTGTCCTTTGTGTTCGTCTGCGATAAATGCATATTCGAATCTATCGTTGCCGTAGATTTTAAAATTTTGAACGTCTTCATAACGTTTGACAAAATCTTTCGCATCACGAATAGTTTCGAATTTTTTAGGTTCTAGACTTTCGCCAAAAAGTGTTTTGAAATCTGTTTCTTTTTTGGTGGGCAGATAAAGAACAGGAGAGTATTGGATTTTTTCTTTTACTCTCCTGCCATTCTTCACTCCGCGATAAAGAATGTTGTTGCCTTGGATTGATACATTAGTATAATATTTCATCAAGATTTAGGTAGAGTCGATGCGATTGTGATTCCCGATCCGAAGATTTGATTGTATTGATTTAAAAGTTCGACAACTGGAGTTGTGACGCAAAGAACATCTTCCATTGAAACTTTGATACCAGTCTTATGTTCTTCAGCGTAATCTAAGAAAGGTCCAAAACCCATTTGCATACCATCTTTCGTTGGCTGCATGAAGACTTGAACAGGCTGCTTGATCGTCACTACATCATCGACAAAACTTACTTGACCAATAAGCGTATGATTCGTTTTAAAAGTAATTAATTTAGTTTCCATTTAAATTTCCATTTCTGCATTAAAGACACCAACAGTTACCCAACGTTTCGGAAAAAGCATTTCACGACCCACAAAATCTTTCATGTCATATGTGGGATCTTGAACATAACCGATCACTTCAACCATATTATCATAGTCACGAAGAACCAGATCATATTTTTCTGCACGAGGCAGTTTGTGTTGAGTGGCAAGTTTTTTAGCAATTTCTTGAAGATTCATTTACATTCTCACTAAAGTTATAGAACAATTATTATATCTCAAAAGAGGCTGAATTGCAAGCACTATTTCGGTAAATTTTTAGTTTACCGAAATAGTTTCATACAAATTTTTTGAAATCGGGTTCTTTCCAATCTTTCGGTTTCAAAATTTTTCCATCCTCGCGTCGAATTACTTTACCAGTATCTCGATCAATTTTGCGAATATTGCTTGCAGCACCTTCGTTCCATGCAGCATTGCAATTCCAACCTCTTGAGTGCATATAACCAATAATTACCCAAATCATATCGAAACAGGCATCAAGTTGTTTCGCATTATCTAATGCTTCTTCTGCTTGACAAAACTCATCATATTCTTCTTTGATAAGTTTGATGTAAAGTTTCGATAGATCAGAAATATTGGGATCAGGCTCTGAAGGAAAATCCTGACCACAAGCTTTCATGAATGTTGCAACATCAAAGAAAAGATTGTTCATTATATTCTCACTTATGAATTTAAAACTTTTGCAACAGAATTGATTACTGCTGCAATTCTACCAACATCACGAAGTTGCTCGACAGTATAGCCTTCTTTTTTCAAAGTATCATAATGTGCTTTGACGCAAAAGTGACATCTGCCAACAATCGATGCTGCTAAACTATATGCTTCAAAATTAACTTTTGAAGTTCCGCCGTGCGAAGCGATAGCATTCATACGAAGTTGTGCTGGCAATCCTTTCAAGTTTGGATCATCAGCCATTTCAACATATGGATACCAAACATTCGTTTGTGCCATGATCGCTGCTGCTGTCAATGCTGCGTCCCGCTCGTTGGCATCTTCAATGCTTGACTGTATAAATCCTGTGAGTTTTCCATTACCTGTTGCCATTGCAGCGGATAAAGCACAACCGTTAGCAACAGCAACATCAAGAGTGCTGCGATTAATGACGGAATCAAGATTGAGTTTCGTATCTTTAGCATAATCGGGTAATGCTCCTTTAATTTGTTCTACCCAGCTCATTTTGCTTTCTCCACAATGTCTTTATATCCAGCCCAAGATGGGTGAATTTTATCGGGTTGTAGTGCTGAAATTGGAATTACAGTATCACCGTTCTTTGCAGCAATATCTTTGACAATCTCTTGAATGTTGGGTTTGATTGCAGGTAGAACCCAAAAGACTTTGTTTGCTTTAACTTTAGCCCTAGTCTTTTCAAGTTCTTCCCTGGTCTTCACACCCGGATGATCATTAGTGCCCAAAGAGATGATGACAGTGGTGGCGGTGAGATCATTTTTCAAATAATCTCTATTCCAC